CTAATTAAGTAATCAAAAAAGGATGGTAACAATGAGTGCGCAAGGTATTTTCATTCTGGATGGAATGGATTCAAGACCTAAAAACAAAGCCCAGCTTAAAAAAATATTAGCAGCTGGTAAATCTGAAATGCTAGCGATTGAGCAAGTTAGTGCGTTCGGCGAGCAATTTCAAGGCAAGCTTACCAAAGAAGCATTAGAGGAATGGGGAGAAATTACTTTTGTAGTTCCTAGTCCTTATACTGCAAGAAATAGTTTTGGTAAGTTTTACTTAAACAGTAAAGGAGAAATTTCTGTCAAGTAACATTGTTTACACGACTGAAACACGAGAAGATGGAGTGTGCTATTGTTTTGAAGATGGCACATTTCATTCTCCGCAATATCCATACCGAAGCATTATCTGCTTATGTAATATCTGCGTAAGTTGTTATTGTATGGAAGATTCTTACATGCAGGTATATCACGTACTGGATTATGTAGAAATAGAACAAGGAAGGAAACCTTCATTTGAACCTAAAAAATAAACAGATGGAATTAGAGTATTGTTCAGAATGTTTTAATTCAGCTAGCAAAGTAATCAAACATAACAATTACATCTATTGTGATGCAGAATGTCTGAACGAAAGAATCAATATGGACAGGCAGTATGAATGGGTAGTTTTTAAAAATTTAACTGACATTTACGACAATGTAGAACCATTAGGAAGTTTAACGTATTTGGCATAAATATCACAATGTGATACAATGGTATTGAAAGGATGGTTAATGAGCGATTACGAAGAGTTCGTTAAGAGTGGTGTTTGGTTCTTAGATACCCAAGCACCAGACTACAAAGAAAAACTACATGCTGATGTTCTTCAGAAGCAGACTCCGCAAGTCCAAGCTGAAGTAGAACAAGAGGAGTGGTTCGAGGAAGAGTAATGGCAGGTTATCAAAGCAAGTATAAAAATCATGTTGGCGGTAAATATGGTCAACAAGGTTTACAGGAGATGGTCGATGTACACTTCATGCAGCTTGCTACGAAACTAAAATTACATGGTCTTACTCCAGAGTTCAAAAAAGAACTTGCTTATTTAACAAAAATATATAAACCATTTATGAAGGGAGAATAAATGAATCTATACGTTGTATTCATAAATCCATTGCGTTATGAATCAAACAATAAATTGACACAAGTCGAGTGTCATTATTTTACTGATATGACTGAAGCATCAGAGTTCGCAGAAGAGAATGGCGGTGTTGAAGTTTATTCCAGAGTGTATTGGAATGATGATGTTGCAGAAAAACAATTATCAGATATTTACTTTACACCAAACTATACACATTATGGATTCAATAAAAAGAATCTAGTAGAAGAGAAAGGATAATAAATGGCTAATTATATAGCAGCTGCAAGAGTTGCAGTATCTGCTGCAATGCAAGAAGAGCATAGACTTTTTGAGAAATTGCAAAAAGCAGAACAAGAACATGAAGCAGCAAAAGTTACAGTAGCAAAACATTTAAAGAAACTAGAAGATGCTTGTAAAGAACAAGGAGTTAAAGTTGGATGGTAAAAGCGTTGCATAACGTGATACAGATGATATACTTTAGTGTATGTTAAAAAAGGATGGTAAATAATGGGTAAAGGAGATTGCGTTAAAGCTGGCTTCGATGCGTTCATGGATGTTCCAGTCAAAAACAAGTGGCAGTTCAGATACGTAATTGCGTTGCGTGAGATTATGCCAGAGTGGTATGGATTCCATGTCGTGTTACTTAACAAGATGACTAATCAGATTATAGATGCTTCTATTTCTGGTAAGAACAAAAATGGTGGTAAGAATCTAATTATGAACTACGATGAGTGGGTCAAAAAAGATGGCGTGCTGGTCGATGGTAAATACACTTATGTTGAGTGGACATTTAATGAACTAATCAAAGAGTGGGTTAAAGAAGGCGACTTTATGGACATCATGCCAATAGCTTATGAGCGATGGGATTTACAAGGCAGCGACAAACAAAAAGAGTGGGATAAGTTATTCCCAGAGTTTAAGAACTATGCCGAATACATGAAGGATTACTTCATACCAACATTTAAACCAACTGAACACAAAGCGATGCAAATGTTCGATTTAGAAGAGAAAGGTAAGGCAAGCTAACTATGACTAAATTATCAGAAGGACAATTAGATAGAAACGAAGGATTTAATGGCTTAATGAGAATCTTTAATTCTTTAGAAATAAATCATACTGACTGGATGTTAACTGAAATCAAAAAAGAACGTGGCGGATTTGAGTTCGTGCTGCCAAGTGCTGAAGGCGAGATATTTTTAAATTGGGGAGATTTATTTAATGTCAAAGTTACTTTTGTACAGACCAAAAAAACTTTTGATGAAACTTGTTTTGTTGGAGATGTAGAACAAATTATAAAGTCTTTAGAAGAACAACGTTTAAAAGTTGTTGGTGGTCTTAGAGATATGTTAAAAGAAGCATTTAAAGCTGAAGAAGAATAACTTGCATATATATCACAAAGTACTACAATCAATATTGAAAGGATGGTAAAAATGACAGAATACGAAATACCAAGAGCGCCAAGAATTAGTAGGTTCGCTAAAGGCAGAACTTATACTATTGAAGGCATAAAAGAAAACATGAAAGCGCCGCAAGAATCTTATTTACTTGCTTTAGTAGACATGTTAAAAAAACTAGAATCTAACGTAGAAGCTTATTACGCGGGTAGAGGGTGGAGTGAACCTACAGATGCTAAACGCGGAGTTACTTTTGGCGAGAAATGGGATAAAGTTTGGGTCATGCGTAATGGCGAGAGAGCAAACATTATTTGTTTTATTGATGCTGATACAGGCGAGATTTACAAACCAGCTGGTGTAAACAAACCTTATCCAAAAGTAAGAGCAGATATGTTTGAGCCAGAATCTTATGAGTATGCAGACCCGCATGGCGGATGGTTATATGCAGACTTTAAAGCTGACAAAGCAAGATATATGCGTGATTTAAGTACTAAAGAATATATTGACAAAGGTCAATACGAGTTGAAAAACTAATGATTATTTCGTGCTTAATAGGAATTGCGGCAATCACGCCGCAATTTTTATCTGACTATCAAGATTGTAGATGGTATCAAGAAGCAGCAATACATACTGCTGAACATCATCATGCTTTTGAATTATACCTAAAAGAAGAAGATTATTTATGGGCTATAGCAACCACATTCTGCGAATCTTCTGGTAAACAATATGCAGTATCTTCTGCTAACGCTAAGGGTATCTGGCAATACCTAGACAAAACAGAGAAATGGATAGAATCTAAAGTTGGAGAAAATCTAAATCCATTTAATCCTTACGATGCCACATACATGACTTCGTGGCTTTTACGTAATGACATCAATCCAAAAAGACATTGGAACGAATCCAAACATTGTTGGAATAAAAACATACCCAAAAGTTCATATACTTTACACTATTAGGTCTAATATATAGCAGTAAGCACTACACGAACAGGATTCGTGTATTTAGATAACTAACAGGAGTAGTGATAATGTCAGAAAATGAGCAAGCTGAACAAGTGCAAGAAGATACCCAAGTAGATAGCGCAGCGGAAAACGTAGATGTCGAAGTTGCAGATTCATCTTCAGAAGTGGTAGTCGATGGCGACAATTCTTCAGATGATGAACTTGATAAGCGAATACAAAGGGCTAATAAAGAAGCTGCGAAATTTAGAGTAGAGAAGAAGGAAACTGAAGAGAAGTACGATGCTTTAATTCAGAACTTAGGCAAAGCTTTAGGATTCGTAGAAGAAGATAATGCTAACAACGCAGAAGCTTTAGCGGAAAAAGTGGAGAAGCTGCAAAGCGAAAACACTAGCTTAAAGTTAATGCAAGCATTTGGCAACGTTGTTAAGACTGAAGGCGCAGATGAAGAGCTAACATGGTCTTACTTGATGGCTAAAGGTCAGTTAACAGAACTAGATGTAGATGATACAGAACTTAGTTCTAAATTAGCTGAACTTGTAAAAGTAGCAGTTGAAAGTAAACCAGCATTAGCAGCATCTGAAGCTTCCACTTCAGTTGCAAAGAGTGGTTCGGATATGAGTACAAGTTCTCAACCACTTGATACAGAGTCAAGGATTAGACAACTTGAAGCTGATAAAAAAATGAAGGAAGCAAGGGCATTAAAAACCCAAAGACTTTTAGAGCTTACAAAAGAGCAATAAAAGATAAGTATTAATTTAACAAGTTGATTAGAAGGAGATAACCAGAAATGGCAGGAATCACAGGACAAGGTACAACTTTTAATCTTCCAAATTACGTGGGAGATTTATTTGAGTTGACACCTTCAGACACACCATTTTTGTCGCTAATCGGTGGATTAAGTGGTGGCGAAAGCACTACTTCTCCAACCTTCCAATGGCAAGCTTATGATTTGAGAAGCGCAGGGCAAAACGTAGCACTTGAAGGCGCATCAGCACCAACTGCTGAAGCAAGAGTGAGAGCTAACTATTACAACATCTGCCAAATTCATCAAGAAGTTATTGAAGTTAGCTATTCCAAGCTAGCTGCTATTGGCGCATTTAGTGGCGAAAATATACAAGGGGATAACCCAGTAACAAACGAAATGGACTTCCAAGTAGAGCAAATGCTAAAGCAAATCGCAAGAGATGCAGAGTATTCTTTCTTACAAGGTACATTTGTAGACCCATCAGACAATACATCTGAAAGAAAAACCAGAGGTATTCTCGAAGCAGCAGGCAACATCAAATATAACGATGATGCTGGCGATGGTACAGGTACAGACCAAGTCTTAACAGAAGATGCAGTCTTAGACCTTATGCAAGCAATATGGGAAGATGGCGGAATCGCAGTTTCAGAAACCGCAACACTCATGGCTAACGCTAATGTAAAAAGACAATTAACAGATATTTTTGTTACTGACAAAAACTATCGTGAAGAGTCAAGAAACATTGCAGGAGTAAACGTAACAACAATAGAAACTGATTTTGGTAAAGTAAATGTTCTTTTGAACAGACACATGCCAACTACTGAATTAGTAGTAGTTTCTGCTGAACTATGTTCTCCAGTATTCATGAACGTTCCAGATAAGGGATTCTTATTTGTTGAGCCACTTGCAAAAGATGGCGCTTCAGAGAAGTTCCAAATCTATGGAGAAATTGGATTAAAATATGGTAATCCAAACGCACATGGAAAAATTACAGATATTGCTGCGGTCTAAGTAGTAATACACTTTAAGTTAAGACCATCCATTAAATTGGATGGTCTTTTCTTTTTATGGGTTATAATCACAACATGGATTTTATAGATAAAAAAGGTATTATCCACAAAGGATTCAATGTCAAGCAAGCATTAAAGTTTGGATGGAAACCAGTTGGAGAAGATGCCGATAAAGTTGAAATTAAAGAAGAAGTTGCGGTAAAAGCGGAAGAAGAATAATGAGCTGGTACATGCTAAATGGCGAAGCTATTTTTTTTGAAGATGATTCGTTAATACCAAAGCACATGAGAAAAAAGATAGAAGCTATTGAAGCACCAGACAAAGCTGGTGGCGCATGGAAAACCAAGACTGGTAAAAGAAGAGCTGCACCGCAAAAGTTAAAAACATTAGAGGAAGAGTAGTATGCCAAATAAAGTTTATTTAAGACCAAGTTACTGCACAGTTAGTGAGTACGAATCTATTACTGGTGGTAATGCTTCACAAGAAACAGTAACATTAGCAAAGCTTCAAATTGCATCAGATATTATTGATTTTCACGTAAATGTTGCATTTAAAATTGATACTGATGGCAACCCAACTAATACAGATGTCCACGATATTTTAAGAGATGCAACTGCATTTCAGATGCAATATATGGTCGAGTTAGGTATTGATGATTTTGATATGTTAGAACTTCATGGAAAAATATCTTTAGGTTCACTTCAATTAGATAAAGCACCAGATGATTTAGCACCAAGAGCAAAAAGAATTTTAGTTAATCATGGCTTCTATGGTTATAGAGCTGCGGTATTTTATAACTATGATGACAGTTTACCTAAAGCTATTACTGATGACCAAGTGTATGAATAATGGTACAGTATCACAATATAATTTCTCCATTATTAACAATGAAGGTATCAAGATATTCTAAACAAGGTTCATCCGCTTATGGAGAAGTTTACGAAACCGCAGAAGATGAATTTAGATGTCGAATAGAACCATCTAAAAAAAGAATCAGTACAGATACAGGCGATGAAAGAATTACAAGCGCTAGATTATTTTGTAAAGGTACACAAGACATAAACGTTGGCGATAAAATAGTTTGGTCAGATGGAGATGAAGGTTCAATTACTTACTACGTATTAGGAGTAGATACAATAATGGGTTATAAACATACATCGCATAAAGAAGTAGATTTAGGATTAGATTCTAACTAATGGCTAAGTATTACAACGTTAAGTGGTTTGGAGATGATGTTAAGAAAAAAGTTATGACTGCACAAGAAAAAGCAATAACTTTAGGATTAGAGTTTGTTAAACAAGAATCAATTAAAGTTGTTCCAAAAGATACTGGTATGTTAGAAAAATCTGCTGGAGTTAAACTTGTAGAAGATGGCGGAAAGAAATCTGGTTATGTTTATTACGATACTCCTTATGCAATTAGACAACACGAAGAATTAGATTATAGACACGCTGAAGGTCGTATCGCTAAGTATTTAGAGTTACCACTTCAACAAAACGCAAGTAAAGCTTTAGAAATAATGGGTAAGGTTATGAAAGGTCAAATTAAGTAATGCTGGCATCAGAAGTAGCAGAGTGGATAGGAGATAATATAACATCTTGTAGTTTTGACACTACTGGAGTAACTGGTAATGTTTTTATTTCAGTTATGCCAGATAGTCCAGATACAGTAGTTATGGTAAGTGAATATGGCGGTACTGGAGATGACAAGAATCCATTTAGCGATATAAATGTTCAATGTAGAGTGCGTGGTACTAAAGACCCAAGAGTAAGTTATAACATAGCAAAAGAAATCTATGATGAATTGTTAGGACTTACAAATACTACGCTAATATCTAGTGGTAGTCGTGTTATAAAAGTTATTGCGCAAAACACGCCAATAGACATTGGTCGTGATGACAATGGCAGGCACGAGTGGACAGTCAATTTTCAAATTGAAGTCTATGATGAAGGAAGTAACAGAAGTTACAATTAGTTAATAGGAGAGAATAGATGGCAAATGCAAAAGTAGCAGCTAAAACTGCTTCATGGGAAGCATCCACAGATGCTGGAGTAACATACACCAGTATTAATGGTATAACTGACTTCTCAATGTCTAACAGTCCAACTGATGCTGATGTAACTGATTTTGGTAGCGGAACTGCAACCGAGCATAAAGTAATTAGAAGAGCTATTGAGTTTTCACTCAATGGATTCTGGCTAGAAGATGATAGCACAGGCGCTATAGATGCTGGTCAAGAAATTCTTTATGATAATGGTAAAGCAGATGCTGCAATCAATTTCAAGTTAACAACAGATGGTGGTTCAACTATTGAATTTTCTGGCACATGTGTATTCACACTTGCTGGAGATGTCAATAACGTTATGACATGGAGTGCTACTATCAGAGCAACTGGCGCAGTAACATATACTGACATCTAGTAGTTAGGTAGTAACAATGAGTGGCGAGTTTAAAGACTTCGATGCTGCATGGGCAGAGAAGCAAGAAGAACCAATCAAATATAAAATATTTGGTGTTACCTATGAGATACCAGCGACTATTTCTGCTGCGTTCATGTTGGAAATTACAAAAATTTCGGCAAGCAAAGGCGCAGATGAGCAACTTGCGGCTAATGATATAGGCGGATTATTAAACGCTTTATTTAGCAAGCAAGTAATAGATGACTGGCTTAACAAAGGGATGACATTACCACAGTTAAATGATGTACTCCAAGATATTCTTGAAAAGTATGGTTTAGTAGGCGGTGGTGTTGACCCAAAAGTGAAAGCGCAGCAGAAAAGCACATCCGACAAGGACAAGTAAAAAAGTTCTTTAGTAACTGGACATCTATAGAAGCTGATTTTCAAAGAGAATACCGAATAGACTTAATGTCAGAATTAAAAGCTGGCATGTCATGGCGCAGGTTCATTTTGTTATATAATTGTTTAAGCAGCGCAAGCGTAACAGTAGAATTGCATAAATATGAACAACAGAAAGTACAAAGTGGACAGACAGAAATTACATCAAGTAAGCAACTGGATAGATTTCTTAAACAACAGTTTGGGGATTAATTAATGGCTTTAACAGTTGGCGAACTTAACGCAATACTTACAGTTGATGATAGGAATTTTGAAGCTGCATTAAAAGAAGCTAAAAAGAATTTAGAAAAAGCTGCTGCATCCGCAGATGACTTCGGAGATGAAGCAAAACAATCTTTTGACAAAGCAACTAAAGCAATCGATAAAACTGGCGATGAAGCTAAGAGAACAAAAAAAGATTTAGATAGTGGCGCTAGTTCAGTAAGCAAATTTGGTCAAACCATAGGTAGAGCTTTTAAAGTAGCAGCAGTTATTGCAGTAGGTAAAGCAGTAGCTGATGTAACAATGGAGATGGCTAACCTTGCATTGGAAGCGCAAGAGTCCGCAGCTGCGTTTGAAATTACTTTTGGTGGCGCAACACAAGAAGTTACACGTTATGTAAATCAGATGGCACATGCTTTTGGTATGACAAAAGCAGAGATGCAACAACAGATGGCGGTAACAGGTTCTATTATTCAAGGTATGGGCTTCACTTCAGATGCTGCTGCTGATATGTCCACAAACATTTTAAGTTTATCTGGCGACCTTGCTGCATTTATGAATATTCAAGAAGGCGCAGTAGTTCCAGCACAGGCAATAACCAAAGCTTTAACAGGAGAGCGTGAGATGCTTAAATCAATGGGTATCGTACTTCGACAAACTGAAATAGAACAAAAAGCGATGAACCTAACTGGTAAAGCTTCAGTAGGATTACTAACAGACCAAGAAAAAGCTTCTGCATCTTTAATTCTCATTGAAGAGAAGATGGGTCATATTAAAGGACAGTTAGGTCGAGAAGCTGCTGGCGCTGCAAACCAAATGCGTATGTTACGTGCAGAGTTTAAAGAAGCTAAGACAGAAGTTGGCGCTAACTTACTTCCATTATTTTCAGAATTAATACCAACAGTAAGAGCTTTAATGCCAGCATTTAAAACAGTAATGACTTCACTTGCTGATTTAGTATCAGTAATTTTGCAAGCAGTTATGCCAGCGGTAAGACCACTCAATGATATTATTGAAGCACTTGCACCTATAGTTCAATTACTAGCTAGCGTATTTGCTGGCGCATTATCTGGCGCATTAAAAGGCGTAATAGTTATTTTAGATGTAACACTTATACCACTATTAGAAGCATTATCACAAGCAGCAGAATTTGTTATGAACGCATTTGGTCTTTTGACTGCTGGACAAGAAGATTATTTACGTTCTGCTAAAAGTGCTGAAGGCATACTTTTTAGATTAAATGAAGCAATCGCAGCTGGAGTTCCACCACAAGAAGCTTACAACATAGCTTTACAAGAAGGTAAAGATATAGGAATCGAACAACAAAAAGTTTACGATGATATGACACAAGCAGCTTTTGGATTTAGTAGAGCTAGACAAGATGAGATAAGAGAAACTATTGCTGCTAAAAAAGCACAGTTAGAACACTTAGAATCACAAAAAGCAGGTAGCTATCAAACATGGCAATTAGAAAATGGGATAACAAGAGTTACTGATGAAATTAGAGCTTTAGAAGGAGAGCTAACTTCAAATATTTATAAAATGTATTCTTATGAACACGCAACTGGCGCTGCTTCTGGTAGTACAGATGGATTTACAGAATCTACAGAAGAAAACTCCGATGCGTTACAAAAAAACTCAATAGAGTTAGATAAAAACACACAAAGACTTCTAAACCAAAATGCAATAGCTAATGAAAGTATTGCTGCGATGATAGGTTTAACAAGTGCAATACAAAACGTTATGACAATAGAAGGCAGGCAAGCTGCTGAACAAGAAAAGCTAAATAAATTATATGCAAAACGTGCTGAACTACAAAAGATTATTAACGAAGAAGCTGGTAAAGGCGAAGTACAGACTGCATTAGAACTAGCGCAAATTTCTAAACTCCAAAAAGAAGAAGAAGGTTTATTAAAACAACAACAAAATGGTTTAGACCTTAAATTAGAAATTGCTTCTGCTGAATTAGATTTAGCTGATGCAATTATGCAAAGAGATGAAAAAGGCGAAGAAGCTGATGCAAGAGATGAATTAAGTATTAAACAACAACAAGTAAGACTTACTGAACTTAAAAACAGACAAGCAACTTCTAAAGATGTAACAATAGAACTTGCTAACGTACAACAGAATTTAGCAGATGCAATAAGTAACTCCACTATGTCCACACGTGCTTACATGCAAGCATCAGAACAAATGAAAAAATTAGATTCTGAAATAGCAACACAAACAGTTGCAAGAAATGAAGCTGCTATAGATACAGATGCAGAAAGATTAGAATTAACTGAAGCTAGATTAAACATGCAAGCTGCATTATTAACCGCACAAGACAGAGGGGTTATGGATGAAGCAAGAGAAACTCTTAAATCAGTAATGGGTATGAATAATCAAGAAATTAACGCTTTATTCAGTTCTTTAGGATTAGACTTATCTGCTTTTGATAGATTTGGTTCATACAGTAACTCAGATGCTTTTCGTTCACAGTTGTTAACTGAAGATAGAGATAACTTAGGCGGTAACGATGATTCTTCTGGCGGTAACGATGATTCTGGCAGTAACAATGATTCTTCTGGCAATAATAATACAAAACCACCAGAAGTTGTATTAGGTGGCAGTCCTAATGGCGCAAGTTTAAGTAGTGGTAGAGCAAACGTAAATGGTATTAATTTGACTTCATTAGAAAATGCAGCTTTATCTGATGTCGCAAAGAAAATATTACCTATGTTAGATTTAGCAGACCAAGCATCTTTAAGAAGTTCTGCGGTACAACAATTTCTAGCACCTACAGTAGAAAATAAAATATACATAGATTCATCATTAGATGCTGAAGCAAGAGCAGATAGAAATATGCAAGAAATTAACGATAGATTACAAGTTAACAACCGATTTAGAATAATCTAATGAGTGTTGTAGTTACAATCGGTGGCACTAATTACGATGCGTTAGAAAATAAATTAATAATTGATGATAACGCAGAGCGTAGGTCGAGTGCAATCATACATATTTTTGATGGTAAGACTGGTGGTTCTTTTTATGATTTTGAACCCTTCCAAGCAGTTCAAGTTACAGATACTAATGGAGATATAGCATTTAAAGGTGTAATTATTAAACCAGTAGCGCAGCTTATTAGTCCAACACAAAGAATCTGGAAACTACAATGTGCAGACAATCACTTCTTTATTGACAAAAGAATTGTTGCACGTGGCTATACAAACTCTACTGCTGGAGATATTGTAAGAGATTTAATCAGTAATGTATTTAGTGCTGAAGGTATTACTGCTGGAACAATAGATGATTTGGCAGTAGTTGACCAGATGGTCTTTAACTATGTTAATGGAGATAGAGCATTAAGAACTTTATCTGAATATACAAACGCAGTATGGTACGTTGATGAAAATAAAGCACTACATTTTTATGAGCGTACTTCTAACGATGCGCCATTTACAGTTAGAGATGGAGATGTATTAACAAATCCTATGCCATTTTTTGATAAAGCAAACTTTAAATATCGTAACAGTCAATTTATAACAAATGTTAAAAACGTTACAGATACACAAGAAGAGTTTTTTATAGGAGATGGTACAAGACAAACTTTTAACGTTGGTTATCCATTTAACGAAATACCAACAGTTGAACTTAATACTGGTTCTGGATATGTAACTCAAACAGTAGGTATTCGTGGTACTGATATTAGTCAACAATGGTATGTTGCTTTAGGTTCAACAGAGTTAGTACAAGAGTTTACTGATACTGCAATAGGAACTTCTGATTCTTTAAGAATAACTTATAAAGGTCAATATCAATTAGTAGCATTAGCAAGAGATGATGCAGAAGTAGATAGAATAGCTGCGTTAGAAGGTGGAAGCACAACTGGTTATGTTGATGCTGCAACTACACAATCTGGTATAAAAGGTTCAGAAGCTGCTATTGATGTAGCTGCTAGTTACTTAGATAGATTTGCACAAACAAGTACATTACTTAGTTTTACTACTACTAAAAACAGTCCAGAAAGATTAAGAGCTGGTCAAGTTTTAGATTTTGAATTAGTTGACCAAGATATATCTGGAATATTTCTTATTGACCACATACGAATAAGATTTAGAAATGGTATTACGTTTTATGATGTTAAATGCGTTGCTTCTCCACCAGAATATACTTTTGAATCATTTATTAGAGATATGGATGACAAGATTAGTGATGCGTTTATTGAAATATCAGAAAACATAGATACAGAAGAAGTCTTAGTTGTTAGAGCTGATGGTGGCACAGAAACTGCTAGTATATCTGAAGTAGATGTTGAAACAGTATTGGCATGTCCATTACCTAGTAACTCAACATTTGTAAGTGGGAGTTTAGTTGTATGTTAAATTGGCAAGGAACTTTAAAAATAAAAGCTTTTGATAAAGATGGTAATTTAGTTGATGAAACAAATTTAAAAAATCTTATAACTTCTGCTGGAAAAAACTTACTTGCTGAATCACTAAGAGAAAGTACATTAGATTCAGAAATAAAATATGTAGCAATTGGTTCTGACAATACTGCACCAAATACTGCTGACACAACATTAGGTAATGAAACTTTTAGAAAAGCAGTAACAAGTCAAATAGCTGGTGGTACTGGAATTACAATAACTAATCTTTATGTAGCGCCAGAAGAAGCAGTAGGAACAATAGAAGAAATAGGTTTTTTTGCTGGTAGTTCTGCATCTGCAACTACAGATTCTGGAGTATTATTCGCAAGAGTTTTATATAGTCGTACAAAAACTGCGGTAGAATCGATACAGATAGAGAGGACTGATACTATTGGCTAACGTTGGAGAATATTATACACAACAAACATGGGTAGCTGGCGCAACTCCATTGAGCGAAGCTGCACTTAATAATATAGATTCTGGAATTGAAGGTGTACAAAAACAAGGTGTTATCAAAAATGGTACTAATATAGCAGAAGATAAAACGTTAGATACTGGATATAACTATGTGCTAATAGCGCCAATAACAGTTGATAGCGGAAGTACACTTACAGTAAATGGAAGATTAAGGATTTTATGAGTGAATTAAGCGTAGATACATTATCTGGTTCTAGTGGTGTAATTGTTACCATTAAAACTGGACACACACTTACATTAGTAGAAGATTTAGATGCAGGTACTGCGAAACTTACTAATGTAGGCGAACCATCTGCATCAAGTGATGCTGCAACAAAAAACTATGTTGACACACAATTATTAACATTAGATACATTAGGAGAATTATCAGATGTAACTATTGCATCAGTAGCAGATAACGAAGTTTTAGCTTATGATTCTACAAGTTCAGAGTGGATAAATCAAACTGCAAGTGAAGCTGGTTTAGCAACTTCTGGAGATTTAACTTCTCATACTTCAGATACTTCTAACCCACATAGTGTTAGCGCTGCACAAGTTGGCGCAACAACAACATCAAATAAAATAACAGACTTTACTGCACCAACAAGTGATTTAGATATGAATAGTAATAAAATTACTAGCGTATCAGACCCAACACTTGCACAAGATGCTGCAACAAAAGCTTATGTAGATACACAAGTTCAGTCTAAAGATGATTTGTCAGAATTATCTGGTACATCAGATGATATAACTGAAGGCACAACAAATTTATATTTTACAAACGAAAGAGTTGATGACAGATTTAATGATTTATTTTCTTCTGGCGATGCTTTAACTGGCACTTACGATGATGTAAACAATACTTATACATTAGATGTTGCAGGCATAGTTGATGCACAAATAGATGCAGCTGCTGCAATATCGCAATCTAAATTAAGTTTAGCAATAACAGATTCAGAAGTAGATGCAAGCGCAGCTATAGCACAATCTAAATTAGATTTAGCAGTTACTACATCTGAAATAGCAGCTTCAACTTTAGTAATAGAATCAGAAGGTATTAGTTCTAACGATAACGATACAACAATTCCTACAAGTGCAGCAGTCAAAGATTATGTTGATACTGCTGGATTTGCAGATATTGGAATAGTAATAGCATTAGGATAGGAAGGGTAAAATGGCAAATACGTTTAAATCAGTTACATTAGATGCAGGTCTAACAATGTCTGACTTGATAGCTACAGTTGGCGCAAGCACACAAGTTATAGTCTTAACATGTCGTGCTACTAACGTAGATGGCGCATCAGATGCGACAGTTGATGTAGAAGTTACTGATGGCGCAAGCAAAAATGCTTACATAGCTTATACCATGACAGTTCCAGCAGACAGTTCGCTTGAATTAGCTGGTACTTCTAAACTTGTTTTAGAAACTGGCGATAAGTTACAAGCATTAGCTTCAGCAACAGGCGATATTGAGTTTTTTGTATCTTATTTAGAAATTACATAAGGATAGCTTATGGCTAAATTTGGATTTTTTGGAAAAAAATTTGAACAATCAAGTTCTGCTAATAGTGGAGTTTTCGCAGTTAATGATGTTGTTGAATTACTAGGTAAAAATAAATTTAAAAGACAAAACTTCCCATTTGAATATTTAGTTGTTGGCGGTGGTGGTTATGGAAATATTGCTGGTGGTGGCGCTGGTGGCGCTTTATCTAATTCTGGTACATCAGTAGACCTTCCATTTGGAGAATCACTTACAATAACAGTAGGCGGTGGTAATTCACAAGCTAGCACTATTGTTAGTTCTACATTAGGCACTATTTCTGCAACTGGCGGTGGCGGTGGTGGTGGAAATAATAATAATGGCGGTTCTGGCGGTTGTGGCGGTGGCGCTGGTAGGTATTCATCAAACGTTGCAGGTATAGGAAACATAGGATTTAATGGCGGTGGCGGCGGAAATGGCGGTGGCGGTTCTGGCGGTGGCGGCATGGGAAGCGCTGGCGGTGGCGGCGATGGCGGTTCTGGCGGTAATGGTACATCTGCATATTCAACATGGTCAACTGCAACTTCATCTGGAGTAGGTGGTCAATATGCTGGCGGTGGCGGTGGCGCTAATAAAAATGGTGGCGGTGGCGCTGGTCGAGCTGGTGGTGGTAATGGAGAAGGTAATTCTGGTAATACACCAAGAAACGCAGGCGCAGCTAATTCTGGTTCTGGCGGTGGCGGATGTTGGTATTGTGGTGGCGGTTCATCAGCTGGTGGTTCTGGTATATGTTTAGTAAGATACCCAGATAGCGTAGGCGCAGCTAGTTCTACAACTGGTACTCCAACACAATATACAACTGGTGGATATATTTATTATAAATTTACAGGTTCTGGAAGCATAACAGTATAATGGCGCATTTTGCAGAAGTAAAAAATAATATTGTTGTAAGAGTAATTGTTGTAAACAATGATGTTATTACTGTTGATGGTGTAGAAGATGAACAAACAGGTATAGATTTTTGTAAATCATTATTAGGTCAAGATACAAATTGGATACAATGTTCTTATAACAACAGTTTTAGAAATGTATATCCTACTAATGGAAGTCAATACGATGAAGAAAACGATGTTTTTATACTTCCACAACCATACCCAAGCTGGTCTTTAGATAGCGTTTTTAATTGGCAACCACCAGTACCTTATCCTAATGAGATAAAAGATAATCAATATATTTGGGATGAAGATACTTTATCGTGGGTAGAAGCTAGTATATAATTAGATAATACAAAAAAATAGAGCGGTTTATGAATATAGAAATAATACCATTAAAAAAAGAATACGAATATTTTATTGATAGATTTCCACCAGTTCTTAGTAATAAATTTTTACCAGAGTGGTACAAAAAAGCAAAAATTAATACTAAAG